ACGTTTACGTGCGCTTGCAAGTTGTGCCTTGCGTAACGCCGCTCTGCGCCGCGCAGTCATAACATGCCTGCGAGCCATGACTACCGCTTTTTCAAACCGGGGGCAATAATAACAAGCCTATTACCGCGACCAGAAGGCACAATTTTAGTCAGAATAGCAAAACGCTTTTTACGTTTTGTTCCAAACATTGCCATAAGCGATATTATAACGCCTACTGCAAAGGAATAGTTTGATCCTGGTTAGTTTGGCCCTGTGCGTTTTGGGCTGCATTTGGATCGGCACCAAAACCACCCTGCGCCGCAAACGGATCAAGCGCAGCCGATGCCGCAGCAGCCTGGTCGGTCAACATTTGAGCAATCATATCGTCAGTTAACGGCTCACCAGTCATAGGATCAACAGACGGGTACTCCCAACCCAAATTACGCAATTTAGCGATAGCCATAGAAGTCAAAATCAAGTTAGAAGTAACAAGCAACAACGTTTCCTGCACCTGAGCATCACGATTCTTAGGCATCGGATCATCAAAGATGCACACCACAGACATTTGTGACATAACTTCTGCACTAGGGAAGTTTTCAGGCTCATAAGCCGGAAGCCACATCGTTGTAATGTCATAAAACATTTGATCTAAAACAACAAGAAGTTCCTGTTCTTTTTCTGCGTTCTGAGCGATCAGCGGCATCATCTGCAATTGCAGCGAAATACCTGACTCCGCAACCGCCACGTCCACTCGACCAATAGCAATCTGAGGAGTTCCCGAAGCTTCACTTAAACCCTTTTCATCAATGAAATTCATGTGATTCTGATACGGCGAAACATCGCTCACACCAGTCACACGATCAAAACGTTGATCTTGCCCCACTTCAATGATTTGCATAGGCCCAATAGACCAGTCCGTAGTGTTGCCGTCCGTATCCTGCGGAGGCGCAGCACTGGTCACATACATGCCTAAACCCTGAAAAACAATCGTGGCATCTTCATCTGTCAACGATTGATTTACTGCATATAGCAACGTTTCTAAACCAGTTAGTTGAGAGTGCCCCCATGTGGAATTTTGTGGTGCGTTGTTTCTCCACTTGTAGACCGGCAACTGCGTGATCGTAGCGGGAAGTGTTGATTCCTGTTCATCAAGTTCAGGATACGAAACTGCTTCCATTTTCTCTTTAAGAGCAGCAGAACGATCATCCCATTTACCAATCTCAAAAAACTTTAATTCCGTCGTGATGCCCTGTTCTGTCTTACGGAATGTGCGACGACGCGCAAGCTTTTTATCGGGCTTGTCAGGACTTCTATAATCCTGAACCGTATCAACGATATGTACACCAATAAGACTGCCACTAGCGTCCTCAATTTCAAACAATTGACGCGGGTCAAGCTCTGCGATACTTAGCCTCTGTCCAGCAGGCTTGTTGCTATTAGAATAAACATAAAAAGCAGCATCTCCACGAACTAAACCCCATTTCTTACTTGAAGCAAACTTGGCTCTCAACGATTCACGCTTAAAAAATTTATCCCACCACTGGTTAAGGAGTTCCTGAGTACCGGCATCTCCTGAACCTTCAACAAGGAAATCAAAACCGACACCAAGGAAACGGTTTGTGGCATCCACAATCTTTTTGCCGCTAGGCATCAAGATCGGGTAGGAATCATCCCCGCGTAGCACCAGCTTGAGCGTCTGCGTAGAATTAATGTACAAGTTTTCGTACAAGTCGTAAGCACCAATGCGCCGTTTATCAAGATCATTAGCAACATTAGAGTCACCTGTATTAATAAAATCTAAAGCTGCACTGTATTGCTTAAGGTTGTACGGCATTTGAGTATCCTACCCTAGTCATCTTCTTCTATACCGTTTTCATGCAGATCAACAGCATTTTTTAGTAAACCTTCGGTTTGCCATGCGGGTTGCTCACCAGGAGCGTAATACCACGCTATAGACTCAACACCCTCATCACTCATTCTGGCAAGGCCCATAGCGATAACGTATTGGGTGAGCGTCCACCCATCGCCCTCTTTATCAAGAAGCTTTTGTATTGCTTCCTGAATTTCATCGTCTGCCATTACCATGTTCCCACCTATAAAAGAGCGAACGATGAAATATCAAAACCTTCATCTGTAACCCTAAAAACCGCTAGCGCAGGGTCACCATCTTCACCTTGTTTATATTTCCACCAACTTGACCCATTATCCAGGGTTGGTGCCTGAATATGCCAGCGAGACTTGCCGGTGGAATAATCACGTCCTGACGGGCGCAAACTTGCAAAGTGAAAATGTCCAGTTAATAGAATATCAGCGTTTAAAACCCCAGCATGGCTCATTTTGGCCCACCAGTTTTTAATCTGATCTGGACTAGACACTTGATGCCCATGTGCCAGTCCTAGCGTTGTGCCCCCAATGTCGAATTGCAGCACTTCCTCAAAGCCAGTTGGCCGGTGAAACGTCATAGGCATTTTCGTTTCAAGGGCTGCACGCTCTAAACGCTTGTTGATGTGCAATCCCCAATCGTCGGTGGGCTTGCCAGCGAGCGATTTACCATCCCTACGCCACGCGCAGTGGTTGCTGGGGATGCTCAGCACGTCTACCGGCGCATACTTGGCGCACAATTGGAGTGTTTTCCACAATTCGGTGGCTGCTACGTCCACTTGATCCATTAAAGATAGGGAATTAGTTCTGTGCTGGGATGCAATGTTAGAAAATCCCTCAATTATGTCGCCTACATCGGCTACCACAACCCGATTAAATTTCGCAGTTCGTAAATACGCCTCTAGTGCGACCCTTTTTGCTTCTAAGCGCAGCAGTAATTCAGTTAAACCGCCAAGATGATCTACCTTGCCTACCTGCACATCAGCCCAACACACCACTACGGACGCATCAGCAGTATTTTTGTGATTTTTGGGTATTTTGGTGCGGCGAATCTCCGCGTAAAGCCCCGGCAGATCAACACTGAACCCTTTTGCAGCAATCGTAAACTTGTAGGACGAGAGCCAGGTTGTTTCATAATCGCTGGTGCCACGGATTCGGGCGCGTTGCTGCCATTTTGATATCTTGGGGTGTCCAAAGATTTGCACTTTGTTTGGATCGTAGCCAAATTCACGCAAAATATCTTCGTGATTATTTGGTTCCCCTGTGAGTGGGCCTGTTTGTATAAACCCAGCACTACCGTCATATTCAGTTCTTGGTACTATTTCAGGTTGTTCTACTGGCGTTGAATCTTCTAGCTTTTCGGAAAGTGTCACTTTTTACAATCCCTAAAGTGATTCTTAAATGCCGATAAAGATATTGGCAAAGGATTTTCAGGATCGCTGGCACACACCGCATACAGTTGATGCAAACTGTGTTCTTCTGCGATCCACTTATCAAATGATTGCTTATCCTTTTCGCTAAGAGTTAAAATCCACTTACAAGTATTGCACCCTTTGTTTGCTTTATTGGGTGTTATTTCTTCTAACCGCTCAGATAGCATTTATTTACTCTATCCTGGTCTAGCCCAACCATGTTCCGCGAGTCTTGCCTGTGCGCTGCTGACCGATACCAGTAGGCTCAGACACATAATTTTTATCTTTCCCAAGACCCCGCAAAAACTTGGCGTGGCTTACTTTCGTGCCGCCACCCATTTGATGTGACACGTCATAATACCTACCAGCAAGAAAGCGACCTAGTGCTTCGGGCGTGTGATCGTCTTTCTTCATCGGAAGTTCAAATCGTTTTGTTGAAGATTCTATTTGTTCGTCTCTCTTTTCAGGATAACGGTACTGTCCCATTTCATAGATCATATTGACACACTTAGTGGAAATCATTAATCGTGGGCGCATAAGGTCTTGCGCTGTCGGGTGGGATTTCCATTGTGGTGAACTTAGTTCTGTATCGGTGACTCTATTTTTGAGTGCGAGTCTGATGAGGTTGAGCCGATTAGATAATTCGCCCCCGGTGTGGGGTTTAGCTTGAACACGCTTCCCAGCTTTACGAAATACGTTAGTGAGTGTCGCCGTGTCGCCGGGTGATGCAGGGTCGGGGAAGAACTCTGTACAGCTATCGGGTAACAATCCTCTACGCAATATTTCGTGAGCAAATTCTTCTGGTGCCAAGTTGTCTTGGTATAGCTCATCCACCACATTTATTTCGCCCCACGGCCCAATCTGTATGAGAAGCCAAACGCTAGGATTGCGATACCCATAATCAACAGCGGCAACAGTTTCCCATGCTGGATTAAATCGGATAAGCCTTGTGTGTGTTTCTTCATCGAACTCCTTAAATACCTTTCCCACAAAATCTGTAAAGTCGGCTGCCACTTCTTGCTGGAACATTGGGATAGTCAAATCGTTTGCCATTTGAGCTATCTCATGGTCAATTGTTAATTGTTCTTGTCGAATGATTTCAAATGAGCTTAGTTCGGGATGCTCATTCATTATTTGCATCATGCGCTTCACGTCTGCATCAACCGTTGGTGTTTTAAATACGTGCGGGTTTTCCCAACTAGGGATTCTGAATCCGTTCCATCCTTGGTTGTTTGGTTGAATTGAATCCATGTACAGCTTGTGGAACCAGTTCTTGCCTTCTGGTGTGCTGGTGAAGATTGCCCACCCGCCAAAGTCAGCGAGTGTGGGACGCAATAACTGATCCCAGGTGTTTTGTTTCATCTTTGCAGCTTCGTCAAGTATGACACCAGAGAGTGCTTCACCGACGAGAGAGTTTGGTCGATTTTCTGATTTGCCTTGCAATATAAATGCGCCGTCCCACAGTGACACCACCATATCGCCAGTTTGGATACTGTAATAGGTGCCAGGACGGTCGAAAGGCATACCGAG